TGAGATTACTTCAAAGCCAGTGTGAGTTTGATAACACATGTGTGATTCGTGTCATTCAAAGGACAATTCAATCTAGGAAAAGCAGTTTGGCAGAACCTTGCGATTCTGTTCTCACTGATCTCTAAATAATAAAATTACCCAGGTGGTCGCTAGTCATGTTACTGAATAAGAACATGACCAAGCGGCCACCTGTTATCCCACCGTCCCTCAATTGGACGGCCTAAGCTGATAGGACCCCATCAGCTAGGAGAGTTGTGCGCTTTGCACATGGAAGAGGGGGGAGATCCTGTGGAATGCTGATACTGTTGCATTCACGGGTGGTGGTGGTAGATTGGTGGCATCAAGAGTTCTGTGTCCAATCATTTTCATGCATCTTCTTATTTCTCTTTCGATTGATCGAAGGACTCGGCTATTACCTTGTCTTTTATCATCGTAGATGGATTCGAATTTTTGCGTGAATAATGACTCGACACACAGTTTGCCAAAGAGCGCCGACTCGCCAACGTTGTATACTTCATTAACCTCATGTTGTTTAACATGTAGTTCATATGCTGTATTGACTGTTGCGTCCGCCTCTTTCGCGAGCTGTTTTGCTCTCTTTGATGCGTAATCCCATACTTTCCACACCACTTGTTCAGGTTTCTTTGATGGCAGTTTACCGTTGCTTTTAATAGCGGCGGCGAGCTGGAGATCCATCGTTGTAGGCATCCATGGTTGGACCTTTTTCCCTTTGATCTCGACAGTATAGTCGGGAAACATTGGTAATCCGAGTCCTCCTAGATGCTCAGGTAGGAACCAAGGGATGATGGGAGACGTCTTTAATGTTGTCCAGTTTCGATTCAAATACGCTTTGAAAACTCTCATGCGATCTTCGCATGGGCAGTTGTTCAAAAGGGTATGTGCATTCGCACTGACACTGTTGACTGTCCCCCAATCATTAATCTTCGCCGGCTCGAGCTTTCCACTTGTGGATCGCCCAAGACCTGCTAGAAGTCCCATATTGATTCCTTTTACCTGTCTGAGCCAGTGCTGAGTTTCCTCGGTACGATTATTCTCGACATAATGGAAATGCTTTTCTTCCATTGTGCCGTCCTCCTTCATGATTTTTGAATCTGAAGTTGAGAGACGAATCGTCACCGTTGGAACCTCGGGAGTCTTGAGCTTCTCGGCTCCCGACACTGGTTCTTCTACAACGAACTGAGTACTGTTCATATTGAGCAGATATTCAGAGAAGAAGCATTTGCCTATGCTTGGCGCCATGCCGAAGTCCGTAGCAATCCTTTCCCATGCTAACTTCCCTATTACCGTACAACGGAATGTACAATCATCTCCGTTTACCGCAATATGGGCAGTTTTCAAGGTTAGTTTGCGACCGACTGAAGCCTCTCGCGCCAGCAAGCAAATGGCTGCATTGGCAATGCAAAGAACAGGGAATGAGACTATCGAACCCATCAGCTGCCCCCACGTTTGACTTTTCATCGAACCGGAATCTTCCGGATCTTCGATCAAATGTCCAGTGAGCGCACTGGTGAATAGATTTCTCAATCTTTTATCTTTGATACATTGTCCAATTCTCGAGGTGATATGATCACTTACCCACGGTCCCAAGTTGTCCGTTGCTGCTTTATAGTCCCCACTCATGTATTTCTCATTTGTGCGGAGCTTTCCGAGCTGTTTTT